CCTGGCGCTGCGCCGCAGCCTCAATTCCCTTGGTGATCTTGGCAAAGCCGTCCGGCGTGTTGTCGCCGCTCGGAACGGCGGACAGTGCCGTACCGACGATCTGTGCGGCTTCGTTGCCCATCGACCGCGACAGCTCAAAGCCGAGGCGGGTCGAAAGCTTGTTAAGGTCTTCGATGGAGCCAATCGTCTCTGGGTCGATAGGACTGGCGCCCACGGTTGCCAGGGCAGCATTCAGGTGTTTGACGATGCCGGCACGCGCCGAGAGGCCAGCACCCTGGTTGAGGATGCCCGTGGTCGGCAAATCCTTGACCAACTCGCGCATCTGCGAAAGCTGCATCATGGTGCCTTGCGACGCCTCATAGTTCAGGCGAGAGCGATCCATTTCGCTCTTGGTCTGATCCGAAGCAATCTGGCGGCCCATATCGCTGATGAGCATTCCGTTGATCGGAATATTGGGCGGCGGATCCTTGACAAAGGTGTCGGACTGCGCCGCTTCCTTGATCTGCTCCGGCGTGGACGGCGCACTTTCCGGACGGCCGGCCAGCGCTGCGGCGTTTTCTGCCGTGCCGCCGGTGACCGCGCCCGTGTCGAGCCTGTTGAACGGCGTGAGCTTGACCTCGCCCGGCTTCATCACGTCGCGGGTCATCACGCCAACCGGGGTCATTTCGGTCGGGAACTGAGCCGCCTGCGTGGCGACCTTGGTCTGCGCCGTCTGTGCCGTCTGCTGAGCAATCTCGGCCTGCAACCGCTTCGTGTCGTTGAGAAGCTGCTGAGCCGCGATATCGACGCGCTTGCCCTCGAGGCCGAGCTGACCCTGCTGAATCGAGCTTTCGCGCGCCTGATCCTTGCGTTTGCGCCACTCTTCCAGGCCCTGCAAGCCGCCAGTGCCGACATTGTTGGCGAAGTTACCGGACGTGCCGGCCATCATGCCAAGGCCCGCCGCGAGGAGTGACGCGCGCAGATCGTCGGAAGGGTTCTTGAGGCTGTCGAGCCCTTTCCATGCGGTGCCGGAGCCAAAGACGACGGGCGTCGGCCGCAAGATGCCATCGGCGTCCGGGGCCGCCTGAGCGCTGGTAGGCGCGTTGATGACGCCAGAGGCGGGGCTAGTCTGCGCAGATCCGCCCATGTCTTCTCCATAAGCAAACATGGTCGGGTTGTTAGCCCCGCCGATCGCAGAATAGATCATGGATTCCGGATAAAGTTCACCCGCCTGCCCATGTTCCTGCGTGATCAAGGCGCGCATAAACTTGGCAGCCGATTCGGGGTCTGTAAAATTGATGTCGTCGTTGGGGCCGATGCCCGCAGCTCGCGCGACGTTTATGGCCGCCTGCCGGTTGCCCGGCGTCCAACCGCCTTGGCCAGCGATGATGTCCATGGCGGTGCGCTTACCGCCGGCATACTTTTTGTCCAGCAGGCTATACATTGCGGCCATTCCGGCCTCGGGAGAGGCAAAAACCGCCTGAGGGTCGCCCTGGTCCGTGTTCTGGGACGGCCCAACGATACCGGGATAGTCGAGCGTCGGCAGGTACTTGATGTTGCCGGGGTTGTTGTTTCGCATGCCAGCAGGCAGCGTCGCTCGACGCGACTGATCAGCAAGAATGCCCATCAGCGGGTCGGCGTCCCGATTCGGCACCGCCGCGACAGGCAGCGAGCGCACTTCGACCGGAGGCGCAAGCGGCTTTGCGATCACACCTTCCCCGTTGCTCGGCGCGACGACGCCGGGAGCCTCGAAAGGAACGACATTGGCTTTGACGGGGAAGGCTTCGGTCTTGACCGCCTGCCGGACAGGCAGCGACGCAGGCACGACACCTGCAACGCCGCTACCGGCCGCGCCAGCCATGACAGGGGTGATAACGGCCGGCGTCGGCTCTGGCATCGTCAACGGCTTCGCGCCAAGCGTGTCGGCAGCCCAGCGGGCGTCGAACTCACGATTGGACATCGGCAGGTCAAGCGTCTTTGCCCCTGCGGTATCGGAGGCAAAGCGATCGTTGAACTCCGCCGGGGACGGCGGAATGATGAACTGCTTTGCCTTGGCCGTATCAGCCGCAAAACGATCGTCAAATTCCGCAGGCGAAGGCGGGATGATCAGCGGACGCGCGTTGGCCGTGGCTGCATTGAAACGATCGTCAAACTGCTTCGGCGTCGGAGGAATGATCAACTCGCGCGCGCCAGCCGTGTCGGCAGCAAACCGATCGTCAAAAGCATTGACGGGCGTCACGCGCGGCCGAAACAGGTTGCCGAGAATGCCGGATAGGCCGCCGAGCGCGCCGCCGGCCGCGTATGCGGGGAGGATGCCTTCATTGTCGTTAGCGACATACCCGCCATCAGCAAAAGTTTCGCCCTGACCAACCGGGACGAGACCCGCCAGATTGCTGCGCTGCGTTGTCGAAAGCTTCGGGAACCAGCTTTCGGGGCCGCCAACCGGCAGCCCGGGCGAGTCGACGCCGCCGCCTGCGATCGGCAGGATGCCGGAGCCCTTCGATACGGATCGAGCACCCGCAACCGTGGTCGGCAGGTTCTCGAGATATCCTTTGAGCAGCTTCTCCTTGTCGTCCAGGCCCTTGCCCGAAATGTCCGTGGTGTAGGGGATGCCTTCCGGGATGATGCCGCCCGTCGCCCGGCGCGGGCGTTCCGCGCCCTCGGTGGCAAGGTCATAGTCGACGGTCTTGTAGCCGGCGCGCTCGCCGACGGCATCGGGATGGTCTTGTTCGACCTCCTGCGCCATCAAGCCAATGTGGGTTTCGGGCTCGCCCTTGTAGCGGAACTTGTAGATGGTCTGGCCATCGAACGTTTCGCCGACGGGGATGACGCCCTCTTTCAGGCGGCGATCCGACCACGGGATAACGCTTGCGAGAGACAGAGCCCCGCCGAGGATGGCCGAACCGGTGTTGCCAGACGGTTGCGTACTCTTCTGCGAATAGCCGACCGTCGAGCCGAGGCCCTGCAGGATGTTGGCAAGCCAGCCCTGCGACTGGAACGGATAGCTCCGTTCAGCCTGGTACTGGCCATAGTTGAAGCCCTGCTGCTGATTGCCGGCCTCGAGCTGCGCCTGCGTCTGGGCAAGGTTGCCCTGAAGCTGGTTGGCGCCGAGCGTGCCGAGCGTGCCGGCCTGGGCATTGTAATTGCCGGCGGCCTGAAGCATGGCGGCCTTGTCGTTCTGCGCCGCGCCGAGCGCCGTCGAATAGCCCTGATTGCGCAGATCGGCAATGGTCTGGTTGGCGGCAAGATCCTGAGCACGCGCGAGCTGCGCCTGAGCGACGCCGACACGATCGCCGCCAAACGCGCCCTTGGCGATGGCGTTGCCGATGACGCCCTGCTGCTGCTGAGCGTTCTGTTCGGCAATGTTGGCCATCGTCGCGTTGACGACGCTATCGGTGTAGGGCGACATGTACTTGCCGACCGTCTGGTAGGTCGGCGTCATGGCCTGCGCATTGGCGTTTGCGGCCTGCTGGACATTGCCGGCTGCCGCGTCGTACCAGTTGTTGGCGCTCCCAAAGAGGTCGCCGATGTTCTTGTAGGCTGTCTGCTGGTCTTGCTCGAAGCCGCCGGTATAGGGGACGAACGGCTGGGCAGCAGTTTTCTGCGCCTGACCAAGCATGTCATTGTAGGCGAGCTGAAAGTTCGCCGGCAGCTTCTGCTCGGATGTCGAGGTGGAGTTCTTGCTACCCATTGACGGTCTACCTGTCCTTGTCCCAGGCCGTTTCGCCGAGGAAATGACGGTTGTGGACGAAGTAAGCCCCGGCCTTTTCGAGACTGCGCTCGTAAAGACGGATCTTGGCTTCGGTGCGGTGGTTGCTGACGATGCCGACCATCAGCGGGACTTTCATCTGATCCGAGCAGTGCTTCGCAAACGCGATAAGCTGCTTGGCATAGTCAGACCGGCGATGCTCCGGCCGTACGAAATTCCACGACTCGTTCAGGAAGAACGCGTCCGAATAGTAAGGCTGGTCAAAGGCTAGATAGATGCTCGCAACCGGCGCCCCAACATCGCCGATGACGCCAATGATGGCGCCCTGCTTGTCGTAATAGCGTCGCAGGAACTGCTCAACGCGGCGGCGAGAAAGTGGGAAGAGCCCGTTCTCGTCGTGCAGTTCCGCGATCATGGACACAATGCCGTCCGCGTCCGCCGGCTCGGCGAAACGGACGATGGTCGGGTTATCGATCAACGCACAGGCCCCGGCAGTTTCGAAAGGGTCTTGATGGCTTCCTTGCGCGCGTTCAGCACGAAATGGCGCATGATCTGCATTCCGCGCTTGGTGTCACCGCCGCCCAAAGAGGTGACGACCTCGGGCGGGACCACATATTCGCCGCCCGCCGCCACGATCGGAACGGCGCCTCCCTTGGCGCGCTGCGGGACGCCTTGCGGCTTGGCGAACATGCGCTCGAGAACCTTCATTCCGGCCAGGGTGTTGCCTTCGCCAAGGGACGATACGACATCGGCGGGGATGACGAAGCTTTCGCCGGGCACATCAAGCGGAATATGGTCCGTTCGCCCCGCAACATGCGAGACGATCGCACCTTCATGCGGCTTCTCCTGCGCCATGCGAAGCGCAGCATCAATGGCCTGTTTGGACATCGGGAGCCTTATGGCTTGTAGAGAGGAATCTTGTAGGGCTGCCCCTCAACGGTCACGTTGAGATAGGCCTCGACATCGGTCGGCGGGGTAATCGCGCCCCCCGTCGCCGTGGTCGATGTGCCGCCCGAAATGTTCGGAAGGCTGTTTTTGACCGCCTTTGCCAGGCCGGAAATCTCGACCACGGCGTTTTTCAGCGCCGTGACCAGATCGTTGACATTGGCCATCAGCGCGCTCCATCCGCTGCGCCACGGTACCGGAAGCGGCCGAGGCGCCACCATGTTCCGATATCGTTGGATGAGAATGTGAACCGGACCATGCGTCCGCGGACGCGCGTATTGGCCCAGCGCGACGCCGAGGTGAAGGTATACGGCCCCTTGGGCAGCACGCTTGCCAGATCGGGCCAATTGGCCGTCTCGACCAGCACATCGACGCGCGCGCTCGATGCCTCCGGCTCGACGCTGCGATAACCGTATTTGAAATCGGGCATAAGCAGATCGACGAAAGTCGACATCTGACCGTCCGAGATCATGATCCAGCCGGTGCGAATGGATGGCTCCATTGCAGCGCCGTTGGCGTCTGGGCTGACCTCGTGCTGGAAGATTTGCCCCGTCGGCGTCCCTCCGATTGGATAGCCAAGGACGGAGGTGTCGATCCACGCCGAACGCGCCAGCCGTCCAAAGTCCCAGACCTGTTCCTTCAGGTTGAACTTGACATAGCGATCGATCTCACCAGTGCCGCCGGAAAGCGACGGGTAGTAGAACGCCACCTCGTCAAATACCGAATTGGCCGCAGCGACGCATTTCGAGGCGTTGTCAAGATCGATGTCCTGGAACACGTAGTCCCAGACCGGACAGACCATCGGAACAACCGCTCCACCATTCAGTGTGAAGAAATTGCCCCGGCTCATCCAGAAGACTTGGCCATTGATCGTGGCGCAGGCATGCATGCCGATGAGACCGCATCCGTCGCCGATCTTGTTGAAGCCAAAGACGAACTGCTCGCCGACATACATCATCGACCAAAGGCCGATGTCGGTCCAGAACAGCGCCTGTTGCGAGGTTTGAAGCGCTCCGATGATTTCGGATCCTTCGGGGATGCGGTAGCCGCCGGCCTGGTTTGTCGTGGTCGGAGTGAAATCGGTATAGTCGCTGACATTCGACCAGCGGATATAGAGCGGGTCTTGCGCCCCGGTCGAGGCAACGGTCGTTCCCCAGCAGACAAGGATCTGCTGCGGCATCGCGACAAAGATGCCGTTGTTGTAGCGAGGTGCGGTCGTGACGATCGAAGCGGTGCCATAGCCGGAGCTAGGCGTCCACTGATATAGCGCGCCACCCTTGGGACAGGCCAGCATGATCTGCCCCCAATTGTCGATCGACCAGTTTGTGGTGGTGATCGGCGTTCCGGGCGTGGTTGGCGTCGGTGTGCCGAGACCCCATGCGCCTTCGCCCCAGTCGCCTAGACCCCAGCCACCGCCGGCCGTAATCGGCCCCTTGGCGATCCAAAACTGAAAGTAGACGTTTCCGCCGTTCATCGTCTCGGTGGCTGTCGAGGACGCGACGGTCTGAGCAATGAAGTGGAACTCGTCTGCCGAGGGAACGGTATAGACCGTGTAAAGGCCCTGGATGGTTATGCCGCCGACCGTCGTCGGTATCTCGAAATAGACTTCCTGCCCAACGGACAGGCCGTGATCCGGAAAGGTGACCGTCACCTCTGATGTTCCGGACGACGCATCGAACACCGGCAGATCGCCGCCAGCAGCCACTGTGGCCGACGCGTTCGATGCAGCAAGGATGGTGAACAGGTCGACGCTCGCCGCCGAGTTGATCGGGTAGAGCCCCTTGAGAATGAGGCCGCCGACGCTGACGGGCGTCGCGATATAGACGGAGTCAAACTGGGTCAGAGCCGAGCCGGTGGCATCGACCGCAACCGCATTGGACCCATTAGTGGTCGAGAAGCTGGGAGCCTGCTCGATCACGCGATACTGCGGCGTGAGGTCCTGATAATTGGACTGCGGGATCGGCCCCTGATCCTCGACGACAATCAGGTTTTCCTCGGCCCCAACGCCAAGCCAGCGCGCCGACGACAGATCCTGCCAGGCGTGCAGACACCGAATGGGAGAGGCCAGCGTCGCGGTCGTATAAGCCGCCCACCCCCCGAGTTTTTCGGGCATGCCGTCGCGAAACCGGATCAGGTTCGCGTCGTCATAGCTGCCCTGGTTGAGCATGGGCGTGTAATCGGCATTGACGCCGGGTTTGAGAACGAGGCTCTGAAATGCCATCAGACCCTCGCCGGCCGCGCGACCGGGTTCGGCTGCGCCGAGGTCCAGCCCTCCGCCTGAAACTTCTTGCGGAATTCCCATGCCGCAGCGCTGTTGAGCAGCTTCGAATATTCCTGCTCCCAAGACACCGCCATCTGCGGGTCGGACGACTGTGCGCCGTAGTTCTTTTGAACACCGCCGGTCGCAAACACCATGGACGCCGCCATAAACAGGTCCGGCAAATAGGTGGTCAGCGGCGTGGTCGAGTTCGTCTCAGACAGCGGAACCGGCGTGCTCGTCCCTATGACTTCGATCTGATAGGCACCATTGGGCGTCGGCCCGACAATGGCCGTCGTGTCATTGATGAGCGCCACGACTTGCGGGACGCCCGTCGTCCCGCTCGAGCGCCACACCCAATCGACGTAGTCGCGCGTCTGCATGGTGAGCGGCACGCGCGTTCCATCATCGGGGTTGACGATTCCGGCCGGCGTAATGATGTTGATGCCCTCAATCACGGTTACTGCGGTAGAGGGCAAGGAGATCGTGCGGGAACCCGCATTGGTCGTCTGGCTTGCGTCCCTGACTTCGGCCGCAAGCATGTCGAGTTCGCGATAGCATCGCCCTTCGGCGTAAGCGATGATGCTCGGCAGGATCTGAACAAACTCTGGCTGCGTTGGGTCTTGCTGCGCCAGGAGATTGGCAAGGCTGGCGACGTAGCTTGTATAGTCCATCGCCATCGGTCAGACCTTGATGATATAGTTCATCATGAGCGTAGGCGGCATCTTGTTGACCGCCGCTGGTGATCCAGACCCGGTGGTGTGAAAATGCGTGATACTCTCGTTGCCCGTATTGATTGGAGCACTTGTACCGGCGAACGGCGCATAGACCGCGACCCCGCCACCGGAAACACCCAGCGGCAATGTGTTAAGCGGAACACTATGACTATGCCCGACATTTTCGGAGCTAGTAGAAATGGACGGAATATTGCCAGATGCAAGTGTCACGTTCTGAGCGCCGCCGGTGGCGCCGAGTGTCGTTCCGCCAATTCCTGACCCACCTGATGTGATGCGCCCTGCGGATGCGCCGCCCATGTTGTCTAGGCCAAAACTTGTTCGCCCGCGAAGATCTGGCACATTAAACGTGGTCGTCCCGTTGCCGGCGCCGTAAGTCGTGCCGATTGCTGCATATAGCCTTGCATAGAGCGTTCGGCTGAGGGTTTGCCCAGCGCAAAGAACATAGCCTCCCGAAGGAACGCTTGCTCCTGCGAATGCGAAGACCGTTCCGGCCGGTATTTCCGTTCCGGCTACAAATATTCCGCCGCTGTTGTTGATGACTGCAAGCGACTGGGATGACGCAACACTGACGGTCGCGCCCCCCCCTGACCTCGCCAATAAAATGTCGGTACCGGCCAGGTTGTTGTAAACAATGAAATAGCCGCCGCTCGCCGGGAACGTTACCGTCGGCCTCGCAGAAACTGTCCCACCAAATGACAAGCCGAGGTTATTGCACTGGCTGTCTGTAAGGGACACACTACCAGACAGCGTGATGTTCGCAATTGACCCAAGGTTTGCGTCGATCAGCTCGAGATTTGCGTTGGTCTTGTCGCCCCAGACATTCGTGTCCTCGCCGGTGGCCATGAGTTCATAGCCCTTGTTGGGCGAATAGGTCGACGGCATAGCAGGATTCCTAGGCGATGACCGCGATGAGTTCTTCGCCGGTGTCCGTCACCAGCGTTTGGTCCGCGCTGGTCACGAGAACCTGGAACTCGTCGGGCGTGTCGATATAGACGAACTGGGGCCGCGGATCGAAGACAGGCGCGGGATCTGGCGGGAGAATGCGCGGCTTAAGCTGCGGCTGCGGGATATCGAGACAGGGCCGGCAGACCTTGAACCGGGTGTTTTGCAGCACCGGGCCTGCATATTGATACTGCCATTGCAGGTCGACGAGGTTATACCAGAACCCGCACCTGTCGCAGACGGCAAAGGCCTGCGGATTGTCGGGATCGACATTCGCCCGCCCGTGGAAGCGCCAGGACATGGCGTGCCCTCCTAGCGGTAATAGCCGCCGAGCTGAGGCCCGATGAAGAGCGGCACATTCTCGACGTTCTGGGTGGCGGCGCGGGTCCATGACCGCTCGGCAAGCGCGTCAAGCATGACATGCTTGTCCGGCATGTAGATCAGTGCCATCCGGCTCGCGAGCCCATAGGCGAAGGCCTCCATCCAGAGAAGCGGAATGTCGAGAGTCTGCGCACCGGACATCGCCGCGTCTTGGATCTGGACGCAGCGGTAGTAGCGCAACTCATAAACGCCCTCTCCGTTGGGGACCGGCCACAGCGTGATGGTGGGGGCGAGCTGACGATCAAACCAGAACGTCGTCGGCGCGCCTTCAAGGCCCTTATTCGGATAGCTCGCATATTCGGTGCGGCTTACCGGCCAAATGATGCGATCGGCCACTGACCCAGAGTCGTTGGTCCAGCGAACGAACGCGTCCAGCACCATGATGGTCTTGGGGTCGACATTGTAGGTTCGCACGCCAGGCACGAGCGTCTGGACAACTTCATCGACAGTCCAGAGATTGGGCGTTTCATTGCCCCACGCCTGCAGCATCACGTTCATTGCCATATTGGCATTGACGAGATGCTCTTGCAGGATCTCCGTACGCCGGATGCCACAAAGCGAAAATGCATAGGTGACAAGATCGGCGTTGGCCGGGGAAAAGGCGTAAGTGCCGGAGGTCGTCATGCCGACATCTGGATCGCAGGCACGAGCTTGAACTGGACCGGATTGGAGCCGGTGATCGAAGTCACATTCAGCCGCACGGCCTGAACCGGCATGGACATGACGCCCTCGGTCGTCGTCGTGATTGCCGTCGAGGCGACCCAGACCGGCGTCACGCTGGGATCGTCGATCCGGTCAAGCGTGTGGTCGAGGGTCAGCGACCCGGTCGTGCCGGATGGGAAATAGACCAGATAGCCTATCTGAAACGGAGACACGCGGAAATCGACTGCGATGGGTGTCTGAGCGCCAGTCGTGCCGGCCGCGTAAGAGACTGAAACGGGGTTCATGGGTCGGCGCCTGTCGCGAGAGAGAGGAAGCGCCGGGGCAGTATAAGCCGCCCCGGCTGGTATTCAGGCGTTAGCCGCCGATGCGGTCGGTGACGCGAGCCGCGCTCGAAAGCGGAGCGGCATCGGCGCCGACACGGCCGCCCATCTTGCGGCCGGGGCGATCCAGCCGCATGCGCGTCTTGCCGCCTTCGATCTTTTCGCCCTTCTTCTCGACAGGGCCGCCGTGCTTGCGCTCCTTGGCTTCCTTGACGACGTTGGACTCGGCGCCGGCATAAACGTCTTTCGGCGACGGATCGGACGGCACCACGCCGCCGTTCTTCTTGTGACGGATCTTGGACATGGGACCTCCTAGAAGTCGCTGTACTGGGTGACGCCAAACAGTCCCGAGCTGGAACTGATATTGGCAACGCTGGGAGAGACGGTGATGGCGAGACGGCGAGCGTTGTTCGATGCCGTCTGCAGGGCATAGGTGCCGCGGACATCGCCAGTCGTGGCGGTCGCCGTCGTGGTAACGGCGGCGGTGAACCCCGTCGAGGCTGTGATCCACGCATCGGCCATGCTGATCTGCGTTTCCGACACATAGTCGGCGCGGATCGGAAGGCCGATGATATCGGTGACGCCAGCGGTCACCGCAGCGCCGGCAAGAGTGCCGCCCGGCGTGATGCTCACGATGTACTTGAACGCCTTGGCGCCGCGCGCGATCGTGGTGTTGGCGCCGGTGATCGTTTCCGTCATCGGATAGCCATAAATGTCATAGCCGCGGACGGTGAACGTCGCGGCCGAATCGTCACCAGCCGAGGTGATCGACACGGCGCGCGCGATCATGGTGGCCGGATTCCACAGCCAGACAGGACCGCCAGTGCCGGACGGGCCAGAGCCGAACTTGACCTGCGTCACGGCGCCGTTGATGGCGCGAAGGCCGGTCACGGTTGCGCCGGTGTCGGCACGCGTGATCGACACGCCGACGGTAATGCCGGCGCCGGTCGACGATTCGAGCGTCAGGGCCGTGCCGTCGACAGGCGTCTGCGAAGCCGCCAGATTGGCCGCGGCGATCGTGGACGGGACCTGGTTGATGGCCTTGATGAAGTTCCCCATCAGGAAGCCATAGACCGGCTCGTCAGCGCCGATGCCTGGCTTGTACATGTAGGGAACGCGGGGATCCATCAGGCCGGTGCCCTGATCGAACAGGGACGGGCCACGATCGGAATTGTAGTCGGGAGAGGTCGACGCGCTGGCGGGGATGCCGCCGAACACGACGAGGGGGCCACTATGCGCGGTGATAGCCATGGGCGCCCTCCCCTCGAATGAGGATGGTGTTCATGATGATGTCCTGTGTTTCGGCGACGAAAGCGCGAACGAAGCGCCGGGCCATCGTAATGACAGCCCGGCGCCTGCGGCTTACTGCGTGGGGAACGAGCCCCAGATCGACCGCCAGTCGTAATAGCCGAACGAGTAGCGCTCGTAGCCCTTGACCAGCAGGTTGTCGGTCGTGAAGTCCGTCTCCATGTCCATCTCGAACGGCACGCGGTTGAGGTACAGCAGGCCGGGGATATTGGTCAGGAGGAACCAGGCATAATTGCTGGTCATGAACTCGGACACGACATAGCCGTCCGGCAGGCCGCCCGACGTGGCGAGGATCGCATTCACGTCGTTGTCGCCGGTGCCAGGGCGCAGTTCCGACTTCGTCAGGCGGATCGCGACCGGC